AAGATCATTCTCAGGGGATGTAGCAGCTTCATTCGCCGCGGCATCTATTTTTTCCGCTCCTTCCCCCTCCGGAGCTACAGCAGTCGTTTCGGTGGAAGGAGTGGGCTCAACAGGTTTCAATCCCGGGTGAGATTTTCCCCGTTTCCACTCGGGCGGCTCGCTTGCTTTAGCGGTCTCTGCAATTTCATCGGCCTGCTCTATGGTTTTACCGGTGCCATGGCGAAACATAACGGTAAGATCATAAGATTTCCCATCCGGTGCTTTCACTCCAAGCGGGTTTTGCTCGAAATAATCACGGAGTTTTTGAGCATTGGCTTCCCCTTCTTCAACGGTATCGGCCTGGAACATCAACTCATCACCGCCCCAGCGAGTAGCGTTTTTAAGGCCAATGGCGTTCATTGCCTTACCAATATGCATTAAGGCCTGATCCCCGGCTTCATGGCTAATCTCATCGTTCAAGCCCTTAAAGCCAATCAAGTCGATGAATGTATGATAAGTTTTTAACTTCTTTTTGTTCCGTTTCTTTGTCTCTACCTTCAAACCCCTGCGATTAAACAATTTGGTCAAAGGATCTTTATGTTTCTGTTTTTCCTGTCGCAAAGCAGCTTTTCTTTGTGTCTCTAACATACGGCGCAGTTCAGGGACAACAAAGCTTTTTTCATGTTCGGTTAAATGTTCGGCCGCTTTTCTTGTAGCGATATCCCGGCGATCCGCCGTGCGCCTTTCAATAGCCTCCTCGCGGGGTTTTACCCGGCGTCCAACTGCTTTCAGCCGGCGGTCCGAACCGGATGAAGTTTCTATCGTTTCCGGTGCATTCCCGATTCCTTGTTGTGATTCCTGGTCACCGGCTTTTGCCCCTTGCCCCTGTTCGTGTTGAAATTTATCGCCGCGATCTTCTTGACCAGCTTTAGCGGCATCTTCGGATGATCTTTCCTCAATTTCTTCTTGAGTTCCCGGTATTCCTTTGGCATATTCCTCCCCTCTCGGCTCTCCCGGTTCAAAATGGGTTCGCAATTCGGCGGGCTCTTCTATTTCCGCCGCAAATTCATTCCATATCCTGTTTAAAGATTCTTTGTTTTTAGGTGTGTTTGGAAGCCTGGCTTTTCTGATATCGTCTCGCAGTTTATTGTGATAACTCCAATCATTGACCCTAATCGCTTCTTTTTTAGCCCTTTTAAGCTCTTTTTGCGCGCGCTTTACGATCTGTTTCGCTTCATCCGTAAAGAGGATATCCCCCTCGGCATATCGCTTTTCATGATCCGCCTCGGCTTTTCCCCGGGCCTCTTTTTCAACAATTTTATCTGTAAGATCGGTGGGGCCTTCTTCCGGCGGAGCAAAGGGAATATCACCCGGCACAGGCGTAAAAGGTGCTTTGCCTTCTATCGGAGGCCCTTCTTTTCTCAGTTTATCGAGTCCAGCCCAATCAGGTTCTGTGGCCATTTCATTGATGGCCAGCTCATCCTGAATTTCCTTTGCGGCTATTTTCTTTTGAATAGCAATTTTATCGCTGATTTCTTTTTTCTTATCCGGATCCTGAGTGTTTCGTTTTAAGCCTATATCGGAAATAACAGATCCGCCCATACCGGTAACGGCAGCGATCGGCGCTACTGTCAAAGCATCTTTCAAAGACTCGATAAGTTGCTGGTTGATATCCTCCGGAATGGGTTTTCCCTCGATGTATCCTGCAAGGACCTTCGAAAATACCTCTGTGGGTTCCTCGGCGCCTTCCGTCAAACCCTCCCACGCGCCGGCACCCAGGGTTTTAATTATTTTCGCCTTAAACCCGGATCCTGCTTTTGCCAGGACCTTGTTGATTCCAATCGCATTCAGTACTCCGGCGCCGATGGTCATAAACTCACCCGCCCGGGCAGCTTCTTCCTCGGATCCCCCCTTTGCAACAACCTGCTTATACGTCTGAAGGCCTTCTATGCCGCCGCCCACAAGCCCGCCGCTGCCTAAAACGGCAACTTTACGACCGAACTGAAACAATCGCGCCATGGCTGCTGATGAAAACGGCACCATTTTAGCGCCTATTTTGACCATAGCAGCTTCAACGCCCGCAGCGGGTATCATCATTGCCGCAAAGGCCGGAAGCATATCAGCAACATTATAGGCCCACCAGGAGACATTTTTTAATAGCTCGGGATTGTCCCAAACATTTTTATTCGCTATTTCCGCAGGCGGTCCGAAGGGTTCAGCCGTTTTCTTCCAGTATTCGCTTGCGGTTTTACCGGCTTGCTGCATGCCTTCACTGTCAAATCTATGTCCTAAATATTCAAGAGCGGTGCCCGTGGTTTCTCCCAGGCCGAGCATGCCATGTACGAGGCCGCGACCGGCGGTGCTAATCATTCCCGGAGCTTTTTCTTCCTTAAAATCAGGAAATGCATCATTAAAAGCTGCGCCCCATGAATTATCATCACCGGTCATTGGATATCCGAAGGCAGCTTTCCATGCATCGGATCTCTGTTGATCATTTCCATTTGATCGGGAGAGGCCGATTTGAGCATTTGCCTGCTCACCTTCTTGGGCAAAAGCCGGGTCCGGGTTTAAGCCTCGTGACATTATCGGTTTTGCGTGTTCGGTTCCATCCGCACGTTTCCCGTTGCCACTGTAATACTTATGAACCTTATCCACATAGCCCTGAGTCTCTTTGGCGTGTTTGCCGGTAAATTCGCTTAAATTATCAAGCCATTTATCTTTATGCTTTTTATGGGATCTTCGTATGTGTTCGGGTCCGGCATTATAGGCCGCTGAGGCTAACTTTGTATCGCCCCCGAATCTTTTTAATTGCTGAGACAAATATTTTGTCCCGCCCATAATGTTTTGTTCAGGATCATAAGAATCTTCAACCCCAAGATCCATGGCGGTAGGGTCCATCAATTGCATTAACCCTTTTGCGCCGGCACCTGATTTGGCTTGAGGATCAAAATTGCTTTCGGCACGGATAGTTGCTTTTATATAATCGGCGTCGACACCGTATTTTTCAGACGCCCGGTGAATAATATCTCCAAACAGAGAATCGTCCGAGCCTCCCGATGATCCGAACATTTCATTAAATGCAGTGTCCCAACTCATAATTAATTTCCATATCCCTGAAGTTGTGTTCTGGCTTCATCTTGACCCTGAACAAGAGCGTTAAACGCATTCTGATAACTCTCCCATGCCCATCCGCCCATATCTTTGGCCAATTCTCCCAATGCTTTCCAGTTGCCAACGCCCACCCCAAGCTTATTTGCAAGATCGGTTAATTCCTGAACCGCAGCTTGTTTTTGCAATGCGGTGTCCGATGCGGTCATGCTGGCATTAAACGGAATTTTATTCCTTTGCAGCCCCTGGGGTTGTTGAATGCCGCCGGCCGAAACATTTCCGGTTTTCACACTTGTATTAACAGGTGTGTTTTTAATATCGGGTGCCTCTTCGCTGGCCGGTGCGGCAGATCGCTGAAAATGATCAATAAAATCCTGCGTCGAAGCGTCGGGGTTTGCTTGTATATATGCCTGAATATCCTCCCGAGACGCGCCGGATTCAGCGACCTGTTTTAATGCAGCGCTTTTATCGGGTGCCGAGGATGATACTTGCGATCCCGGCCCCCGGGCTGATGATCTTTTAAGTCCTCCTCCGCCAGGTCCCCTGTTTTCTCCCGCCCCTGATGTTCGTTCAAGTTCGGTGAGTCCGTCCAGGATGGTTTTTCTATCGTTTTGAATCTTCGCTCTTTCATCCTCGTTAAGATCGTCGCTGAATTCCCCGCCTAATTTTTCATCCAATTCTTTAAGACGTCCGACCAAATATTTATATTGCTCTTTATCCGCGAAAGAAAACTTATCTGTATTTCCGCCCTTTTTCCCATATAATCGTTCATAAGCCGCCTTGTCTTCTTTGGAATATCCCTGATAGTTTTTAAACTCTTTTCCACGAGTACCCATGGCGCTGCTTTCGGCAGTGTTCTGTTTTTCTATATCGGATTTGAGTAAATTGAAAAATTGCTGGATATTCTTTGTAACAGCCTTCCTTTCCGCATCCGTGGTGGGCTTTTCTTTGCCATTTAACGTGTGCTGAATAATACCCGGAATGTGGTTTTGAAGTTCGTTCATTGCCTGACTCAAATGATATCCCCTGGGTTGTTTACCGGGACCCGCTGGGGATCCGGCGGGTGCGGCGGGACCACCCGGCTTGTTTTGATCCTCGGTAAGGAGCGGCATTTTTCGGCCCACGTCTTCGGAATAATCGAACCCGGACGCGGGCTTGCTCAGCTCGGCCTCGGTCTCTTTGTTCCAGTCCCCTTCAGACCGATAAAATACATCCCCTTCGCCGGTGGGCCAAGATTCGGGATTTTGGCCCGTATTGGTAAAATACAAAGGCTTTCCCTGGGATCTCATGTTTTCTATGTATGATCGTAAACCATTAGCCATTTTCTTGCTCCTTCCTTAATAATGCCTATCTGTTTGCCGCATATTCCGCATGTCTGATCTTGGCATCGGCTACCTGCTGTGCATGGGAGGTTATCCCACCACTCCCGGTGCCGGCAAAAGCCTCGGCCTGTTTTTGAATGCCCTGTTGTCCAAAAAGCTGCGATTGCAAACCAAACATGGCGTTCCTGTCGGCAAGCTCTGACTGATATTGGTTCATTAAATTCTGATTCCCGACCTCAGCCCTTGACATTGCGCCGGTTACATCAGCGCCATACCTGGTCTTGGTCTCATCCAGTTGTGTCGCAAATTCGGTTTCGTACTCCTTGAGCCCTGTCATATCCGCTTTGCTGATAATATCGCCAAGATTAAGGCCGTATTCTTCGAGCATCCCGGTCAGTTGGAATTTCCGCTCAGTGGGATTATCGATACTCCTTGTGGATTGGATACCCTTATCCAAACCCCTTCTGAGTCGCGTGAGACCGGGCGCCGCCGCTTTTGTCTGCAATGCGTCCCTTCGGGTCTCATCTCTTTCCGGCGCCGTGTAAACAGGCAAGTCAGGCGAACTTAGCGTCGGCGTTTCAATAGGTTTAAGCGTGGGATAGGGCACGGTCGGAAAGTTCGCGTAACCACCGCTCGAACTCCCCGAGCTGCGAGTCATTCCGGACGATGACGACCTTTGAGTCGGCTCTATTCTTTTTGTCGGGCTGTACCTCGATGCACTTTGACCGCCGCCCTGTGAAAATTGCGGCAAAAACGAATACTGCGAGGCGTTATTATCCGGGAAAGCCACTCGAGCATCCAGCAAAGTGTCGGCCTGAATTCTATTTAAGCTGTCCCGCATGGCTTGTGAGCCTGAAGGAGCGTATCCGCGACCTGCCGCAGGATCATAAATGGGTTGTTCCAGGGAATATTCCTCGGGGTTAAAATTGGAATAATCTGGTTGTCTGTTTAGTCCGGTTAAAGAATAACTCGGATCTTCAAATGCGAATGCCATGGTTTAACCTCCTGCTTTTATCAATTCTTTCATTACATCTTGAACGGTTCTGTCTGAATAAATCGTGTGCATGCAGTCCTTATTCGAGCAAAGCCACACGCTCTTAGAGTTGTCGTTGGTCTTGGTTGCTTTGTCCACGTTTACAGGTAACAACATCATACGTTTCTGACAGATAGGACAGGGGAAGACCTGCGAAGGAATACCTTTGCTCCGATCGGCAAGCTTTTTCTGCTCACCCGCCACCCATTTCCTTGCATCTTCGATTGTCCAACCGGAAGCCTCAAGATGGCTTAAATAGGTAAGAGTTTCCTGATGTTGCTTGAAGCTAAAGGCTGCCATATCTTTTCTAAAATCTTTATTCATGAACACTCCCACTCATAATCCCATTTTTCAGTACACCAACAAGGTTGATAACTTGAAGTTAAACAATCGGTAGCTGGATTAGGTACATTTGAACCGTCACAGTCTCCTCTTGCTATACCCCAAGCAAAACAATCATTTGTTACTTGATCTCCACAAGACCTGTCCGGAGAACCTTGGGTACACCAGTTTTCTATTGCTCTATCCTTACCATTTGAAGAAATAACATCTGTTTGACAAGCTCCACCGGAAGTACTTGGGTGACAATAATTTTTTTCTGCCCAAGTTCCTACGGTACCTCTTACATATCCTTTAACCACAGTTGCATCACATCCAGTCACAGTTATTGTTGCCAATCCACAAGCATCACCATCAGCCCTAAGAGTATTTGTCAGCCCTACTGTCTCCGCATTATCAAGTGTAAATCCGGTTCCGCTCACTGACCAAGTATAAGGCCCCCCGGTTCCAAGAGAATCGGTTATCGCTACCGTGCACGAAGCCGACCGAGCCACCGTCTCCGCGCTTGTCCCACTATCCCAAGCCATCCCCGTATCATCACAAGTCTCACATTCATCATCATCGCACTTGCTATAAATCTTTCCAACAACACAGGTCCCATGCTTTGTAACACCGCCCTTTCCATCAGGCTTTAGCTTTAATAAGGTGATATTAAGATCGACTGAGAATACAGCGTCTTCAGAAGCGGTGATACAAATCCTGTCATGGCCACCAAATGAGGCACTAAACTTTCCGCTCCCGCCCATAACCTGAACACCGCGAACCGGATAGGTACAACCCGCACTAAAACACCGGGTTTCGCCGGGACAGTAGCATTCATCCTTAAAGCAGGCACATAAAAAACGAAGCCCACCCTCTCCCCAATCAAAATCAGGCACAGGATAGTCAAACCAATCAGGCAAAGTAAAATCCGGAAACACAAACCCCGGAGGCGGATCGGCCCAATGTTCCATTTCCTGATAGCTCTCATGATTGCCCTGTGGCCGCTTGAATTCCGAATACTGGCGAACAATGCTGTCATGTTCCATCTTGGAAGAGGCTTTCCTGGCCTGCCCCTGATATGCCGTATTAGATCCATACGGTTTTTTACCATAATCCAGATCGGACACCGGAATCTTTATGTTGACCGTCTTGCGCATCAATCACCCTGCTCATAGATATATTTCAAAACAGGTTCACCGGGTGCGATGGTGCCGTCCGAAAATGTCACATATGCCCAAAACACCCACCATCCGGATTCGTCCAGATCGTCAGCGTCCGCCATTTCGTATTCAACGATCCCGGCCAGGGCGTCATTAATTGTACCGGTCCATTCACCGGTTGCGCCGCTCGGTTTTCGATACTTGATCTTTACAGGATCGGCGGCGGTGATATCCTGGCCGGTGGTTAAAAGAATCGAGAATGCCGTTTGATTTTTATAAACTTTTCCCATATCAACCTCGCTCTTTAGCTTGATTCAAAGGCCAGGGTAAAAGCGTTTGCCGTGTATCCGTCACCCTCTGCCGCAACAATTCTCTTGATCCAGATAGCCTTGGAAGCATTCTCGGCCAAATCCCCAACAGTTAAAACGTCGGCATGGACCTTAGAATCCGGGCTTACATATCCGGCGGCAACGCCCTCAACAGACTTAACCCCATCGCTGGTACCGAGCTTAATACTAATTTCGTCGTTGGTTGCCGGCGTAAAACTGGATATCCACGCCTTAACCGCCGACCATGTATCCCCGTTTTCGTTCCGTATGTAAATTTTACGATACTCGGTATCACCGGCTACCCTCTCGGCATCGCTCACGTCGTCGAATATGTTAGCGTCAACGCCGGTTGTGATCTCACTGCCCGTGTCGATCGCCCCGCCGTGAGTATCCCCTTCGGCCCAGGTGGTACATTGATAAAATTTTATGCTCGCTGCTAATATGGCCATAATATCCTCCTATATAAGTTCTTCAATGATATGTGAATCCCTCTTCCATTCAGTCGTAATTGGAGAGTTTTCCGAGAGAACTTTAGTAATTGGGCTGTCGCGTTCCAGTGGGAATTTATATGTTTTAATAATTTCATAAAGCGCCTGCAAAACCCCTTTTAAACAAATCTCATATTGGCCCTGTATGGTATCTTGCAGGTAAATATCGCAAACACCCTCAATGGTGTTTTGAAGTAAAATGTCGTATTCACCCTCTATGGTATCTTGCAGGTAAATATCGCAAACACCCTCAATGGTGTTTTGAAGTAAAATGTCGTATTCACCCTCTATAGTATTTTGCAGGTAAATATCGTATATTCCCTGAACGGTCTTTACAGAAAAAGAAATATCGTATACGCCCTGAACGGTATCTTGAAGTAAAATATCGTATATTCCCTGGATCTTCGTTTGAAAAAAATCAAGGTCATATTTACCCTCTATGGTATTTTGCAGGTAAATATCGTATACGCCTTGGATGCTCTTAGTTACATCTGCAACGTATTCTTCCGGTGTTGAAGAAAACGCTACAAAATCATCCCAGCTACTGTAATAAGTTGCTTTAATCCAAGCAACAGAACGAGCGACTGAGGAGATATGGACTTCATCGAGGATGCCATCAAACTCTCTATCATTGCCCACCCTATTACCAACGTATAATGTCTGGGAAGAATCATCTCCAACAGTTCCCGTCAAAGCATCTTGAGTATCATATGTGGTCTCAACCCCATCAACAAATAATTCTATTTTATTGTCTGCATTTCTATTATAAACCATGCAAATAAAAGCAACTTCATCGTTATCGATATATAAGTTGTTGCTATGAGACCGGGCATTGATCGTACTCGACTTCACGAGGCTATCCAATCTTAATTTACTATCAGTCTCTTTAACGCTAAAAAGGTACCCAAAAGTCCCAACGGCGTAGGCCTCGGAAGGGCATTTATCTACAATTCTACCATAATCACCGGAAGATCCTGATTTTCCATCTATTATAGCGCAGACAGTTAGTGCGGTTTTTTCATACATATCAATAGAAGGGTCTGCGGAAACAGTTAGGAGATCATCACTGCCATCAAAATCTATGGCCTTTCCAATCTTACCATCAACCAAATCAGCGGTTGTCATTGTTCCGGCTGGAGTTCCGTCATTTGTGTTTGACGTTGAATCTTTGATAGCACTTGCTACGTCATCATTTGGATCTTGTGCCATGTGCCAAACACCCACGAAATTGGCGTCCCATACACTCTTGGCGGGTGTGTCACCAGTGTCACCAACGTAAGTTACATTGTCTGATTGACCCGAATCGTAGTACAGATAAAGCGTAGCGCCACCCGAGGCCAGGACGGACGGCACTTTCACCCACAGCCAGGCTTTTTCGCTGGCATCATCCCAGCGCTCAATCTCAACATAGCATTGAGTCTCTCCGTCACTCGTGGTAACCGCGATCTTTTTCCTGTTGGCATCGCTGGTTAGCTCATCAAAAACACAGGACACATCAATAGTGCCCTGGGCGCTTGACGCGCTCAGGTAAAGAAGAATAGGAAAATTGGTCAGATTAGAATCAACATTCGTATCATCTATCGTGATTTCAATTCTATTTGCCCAATCGCTTAACCATGCCATAAGAAAATTTCCCTACAACGTTTCGTTCGCATTTAGCCAAATGGCCAGATCAAATAAAAATAATTCCTGGTCGGCGGAATCGTTCTGAAATTTTAGAGACAAATGTTCCGTGCTTTCAAGCTGAAGCTCCGGTAACCTGTGACGCCTAACAGTTTGTAAGGCTCTAAGCGGCGCCATAGATTTTACAATCTTTGTTCCCTGGATTTCATTGCGATACGGAGTAATTGTAATCTCGCCGGCATCCTGAACTTTCATCCGGAGAGCCGCATCTCTGCACTCAAGAATTAATCCGGGATAACTGAACTCGGGGGTTACAAAAGCATCAATCGATGTCTCAACATCGTTGATGCCTTCGTTAAGAAGGTACAGGGTACCATCATCAACTCCGCCGGCAACCTGTCGGATCGGATTGTTTCCGGATCCTGATTCAACCTCTGCGGCACAGGACAATTCCTGTTCGCGATTATCAAATGACCACGTTTGCGTCTTTAAACAATAGACCGGGAACACATTGGGCACAGTTGCCGTATCGCCTGAAACTATGCCGATAAGAAGGGTATTGTCCGATGAATCATGAGTGATCCACATTTCGGATTCATAACCCCTTCGGATACACTCATCCTCTTTTGGATCAAAATAATTCTGGATATCATCGGATATGGTTCGGATCGTATCCAGACCATCGGCCATCATTACGCCGTAACGGCTCAAAAAGAAGGCCATGGTTTTAAATCTTGTGCCATTGTCGGTCTCGGTCATAACGCCTTCAACCACGCATACGGATTTTGCCGAAAATGTTCCTATTTTTGCGGATAACAGCAGCTTTCCGAAATTGCTCGGATGATTGCCCTGGAACATGGTGATACATCCGCCCTTGGTTCCCTTTTCTTCCTGGAAAACCATTAACTCTTGAAAGAAATTGACCATGGCCACGATCTTATTTGAGCGTCCGTCACCGGCTTTAAGAAGAGCAAAATCACTGCCGTTCATCGAGAATGGCATTCCCGCAGCGGTCACATAGATATATTGAGGATATTCGGAAAACGTATAGGCCATGCGCTCTTTCCATGCACAGCATGTATTCCCGATGGTTCCGATATCGCTGATATCGAAATAAGGCATGGTTTGAATACTGATAACAACATCGGCGCTTATATTGGCAGTACTCACGGAAAACCGGTACCAATAGGCATGATAAACCGAATCGTTGAATTGAGTCGCTTGAACGGCGGCTTGTCTGGCAAAAGTGACCCAGCCCGATTTCGAGAGGCCTGCAGTTCCGTCATTCGTATTGCTGACATTGGCCCATGCGGCCCCATTCCAATATTGAGTCTGGTAATGCGCGGAGCCGTTGACATTCGGTGTATCCCCGACATCTACATAATAAGCCACAATAGAATCCGCCGAGCTGAAATAAATCCAGTCATCGGCGCCGGCGGCATCGGCCACCATATCGCCGATAGAAACCGAGGAAGAAGCGAAGGTTTTATAAGTATCGGTAGCTTTGGTATATAATTGCACCTCAACTGCGTCCTGTGCCACGCCGTCCCAAACATTTGCGATGCTCTGGAAATCGGCTTCATAGGTCACTGAAGTGATTTCTACCTCAGAATCAAGATCGCCCGAATCGAGATGTAATTGATACCAATAGCCGCATTCCCCGAAAAGATAATGCGGAGCGATATCTGTAGGCGCCGTGAATGTCATAGACCCACTTGCGGCCAGGGTTTTACCGGCGGAGGCAGTATTATCCGTTACGGTAAGGTCAGTCCATGCACCGGTATTCTTCCAATAATTAATATCAGCGACCGCCGCACCGCCGTTGACTTTTGATACCGTAAACGTGAACTGTTTGGCCGGTACGAGCGTTTTAATAAATATACAATCATAATCAACGGCAAGATCGCCCAGCGAATCCAGGATAGCGCATGTGGTTGTTAAGCCGTCGGAAACCTTATAGGAATAATCCTCACCGTTCTTGGGGATCACGGGGATCGCGGCGGTCCCTTTGTAAACGATAAACCTGTCAACATAGGTTTCGGTACCGGGATAAACCTTGTGCTGATCAGCTCCGTTTGAATGAAAAAGCACATCATTTAAAACCGCCCAGGACGCAGGTACTTGACCGGCGGACCCGCTGAATATTTCGCTTCCAAAGACACCGGTAGTCACAGCGGGCGGTTCATTGGTTGCTTCGAGAATATCCCCGTCGCTCATTTGTGCAAAAAAACTGCGCTCTGTTTTTTTACCCTTGGAAAATTGGAATAGACTTAAAACTTTGTTCGTACCATCCGCAACGGTATGAAGTTTGATTTGACCCCCTCTTTGTTTAAGGCCGGGGATCTTGTTGCGCATATTCCGGACCATGGAGAATGAGCCCGGTTTCAAAAGCGCCCGCTCGGTTGCGGTAACACATCCGCCATAGAATTGAATAAACATCGGATTTGGAACTAATTGGGCAGCTCGAGGATTTGTGGGGGCAGTTGTGGCCAGGCGCCTTTGAGCAACCGGTGGGTAAAACATGGATCTTCTCCTTGTATTTAGGCGCTAAGCCCCATATTTCGAGCCTTGGAATATCCGAGGCGCGCACGCTGTAAAGCTTTATACCGATGATTTTCATAGCGCTTTCGATAGTAATTACCCGCATCGAAATCGCGCCATGGTTTAGACGCCATGGTTAAAAGCCTGGCTAATGCCCCGTCAACAATGGCTTCAAGCCAGTCCGTATACAAGAAGGTTTCAACAGAAGTCGCACTCCGCAAAGGTTTTAAAGAGACCCAAACTTTCAAGCCGTTTTCGATACCTTGACTCGGGATTGGCACAAGAGTTAGATTCCGTTCCCGGTCAACCGTATAATATATTGGCGCTGCAGCCATATTAATTCGCCAGTTCGGCACATGATCATCAAGCCAATATTCGCCCTTCTCATCGATCTCTTTTCCATCGAATTTTACCTTCCTCACTTCAACAATCGTACCGTCTGAGGATGATAGAGAATAATCGGACTTGCTCAGATATGTGGAATCGCCTGCCGTCTCGGATACAAGATTCTCAGTGGAATTCAATGTAAGCAGGTTTGCGGCCACGGTTTCCAAAAGAAAAGGACCGGTATTGTCGGCTTCATCTATCTCGGAACTTTGATGATCCGTGACAATGTTCTCGGCAGCGGCAAAATAATCGGTGAAATCGATTACAGTGCTTGTGATCGTGCATGGAGCCCCACTTACAAAAGCGATATCGGTCGCGGCTTCTATAACTACGATATCAATTGGAGGCAACGGAACGGTCCATATTTTAGAGAATTCGCATAAATCAATGCACGTTTTAATAACCGCTTCGTCACAATCAACGCCATCAAGCGAAGGAATGAAATTTTCAACTTCCTCTCTCCACTGTTTTATTTCTGTGGCCATGGTAATCCTCTTTAATCATCAGGGTTGCCGTCATATCCGAACTTTTTAATAAAATCCTTGGTCTGCTTATCCCCTTTGCGTTTCATTGCAAAAAATTCGTCCTTTGTGGCCGGTCCTGTCAGCTGATACGGATAAACTTTGATCGTGCCCCTCAGCTTGCGGGGTTTGCCCGGAATCTGTTTAAATTGCTGATACGTCGCGTTATCGGCACAAACCTTGAACCGTTCCGGGATGATAACTTCCACCCCTCGCTGAATAACCAGCGTTTCAGCATTTACCGAAAGCTCAACATCGTCCGTATCGTTTGGGGATGACTTATCAAGGAATAAAACTCGATAATATTTTTCTTCAAACCTTTGCGGATCTTCTGTAACCTTCTTTGCCCCGGGCGCCTTTTTAGGCGCCCTTTTGGCTGTCTTTTCAAATGATTCGAGATCTGGTGTTTCAACTGTTTTCTGATTCAGGTTTTCCACGGAAACTCTCCTTTAGTTAACGTTCATCCCGGCCATCCGGGATGAACCATTTAATTGTCATACTTACCGGCCTCGAATGCGCACATCTCGTCATTTACATTCACGGTGGTATTAGAGATCAAAAAGCCCTCTGCCGTAACTTCCCCGGCCACCATGGGTTTAAAATCGTACATTCCGGTAATTCTCTGAATTTCTCCGGATGATACGCTATGACTCAATGTAACTTCATCATCGGCGCTTCCGTCCGTGGTCAGTGCAACAATGGCGTAATCTTTACCATCAATGGTGATCTTGGATCCTTCACCAATATATGTTTCCGCAACCCCGTCATTGAAATGGCCGGTATTTGAGCCGGCGGTATCGAGCGTCCACGCATCAACATCAACCGTCGACGCATCGCCGAGGCCTCCGGGTGAGTTCGCGGCCAGCTTGCGATAATCATTATGATCCCATTTAAGGTAACTACCTTCGCCATAGGTCGTGGTGCCGGCCAAAGTGGATGTCAGTGTTACCCCGCCAAAGTGCGGAAGAAGACCGGTCCCTATCGTAAGAGCAGCCGCTGCCTGATCGGCGGCGGTCAACTGGATACCTTCGACGATCTCTCCGGACCTCATCATATTGATATTCCATTCGAGTAGAACTCTTGAGGTACTCTCAAGATTCCAGATCCGGACCCAGTCCGGAACAAAACCGATGCAGACAACCAAATCCGCGCCGGTACCGTTAAACAATCCCCCTATCCGTCTCATAATAATCTCCTTTATTTTGTGTAAGGTTGTGTAAGGTTAAGCCTGCTTAAAAGTCTCCTTATTCAGGGTTGGCTGTCGCGCCACATTCCAACCGAGCCAGCCAGTTATTATTTAAAATGGCTGCGGTCTGATAAGTTTTCCATGCCACATAACCCAACTGAGCCAACGGATCGCTCTTGGTGGGTTTATCCGGGTTAATGACGTAGGGCACAACCGCCTCGAATCCTTGCAGAGGAACAATTCCGTATGCGTCCCTGGCAACGAATATCAGGGGATACACATCACATGCCGTCGCGGCTGCAACCGCTATCCCGCCGCTGAGATAGGTAGTGCCTGCATAACCGGCAGCTTCCCAGGGCTCGAACATGGCCGTTAGGATAATTCTGAATTCCTCAAGGGTTCCCGCTTCACCGGGCAGCGCTTTCGAGGAATCCGCATATTGGGCCACGGGTAGAAAACCCGGAATGTCCCGGAGATCCGCCTTAAGGTCTGTATGACCCATGCAGAAATAAGCCGGTTCAACGGGCTGGGTGGAAATTTTATCCGTCGCACGGATAATCTTGGAAATCTCCCGGGCCTTGTTCTTTTTGAACATCCGGTAGATTTTCCTGAAATCTCCCCGGGTGGGCGGTGAATTTACCGTTGCTCGTGTAGCGACACCATCCGCATAAAATACGTTGGTGCCGGCCTTGGTCACAGAAATTCGCAGTTCCTCAACGGTCTCAGCAGCCTGCTCACCACAAAGATCCATGGACTCTTTAAACACCGGATCCTCATGGGTATCGGCAATAACGTCTGTCAACTCGATCAAATCGCCGTACTGTTCGAGCGTGGCATTGACGTCGGTATAGGTCAGACGCTTGCCCTTGGGCGTAATGCCTTCGGCCAGGGGCGCCGATGCTCTGGCCAGAGAATTATAACGGCGCCATTTAACGGTTTTTGTTTGATTCTTGCGCAATGGATCCTTTTGGCCAAAGCGCTCCACAACCATGAGATGCTGACCCCTTCTCAGGAGTCTTTTCATTGCCTTTCCGGCGGTCCTTGGAGAAATGTCTCCATAACTTGTTCGATTGCTCATAGTCCTAAGCCTCCTCTTTTGAGTAAATAATTTGAGTCTCTTAGGACTTCGCAAGTGAACAAAAAAACCCGGTTAAAAATTAAGAAACAGCTCCTAATTTCATAACCGGGCTTCTATTGAGCCTCTGATATGTCAGGTGAGTGAGGTTTCGGGCAATTGTTTACCCGGGTACCTCACTCAAAGACCCGAGTCAATGATTCGACTCTGGGAATCGAACCATCGCGGAGGTGGCATCTTCGCTTACCATTTTACGGGTGTCTCCAAAGATAGCCGCGCATTGCCTACAACGCCGTAATGACAAAATAGACACCCAACCCTACGGGATTTTCATAAACTTATTGATCGTTTTGCACCTGGCGCATTTAAGCGATATACTACCGCCGTGGCCAAGATCCCCTTCAAGGAATTTTTTATTACAATGTGAACAGCGCAGTTCCTTGTTTGAATTCACAGTGATGAATTCGGTATTATCTCGCATATTATTACTGCCCTTTTCGGGATTAATCGTCGTCGTCATCATCTTCCTCAAATGCCGCCTGCGCATCATTCATGTCAATACCATCGGTTTGCGTAACCGTCTTTTTGTTGCGCAGGGTGCCCTTATGAAGATCATCTCTTAATTTCTTTTCCTTCCGGGTCTTATCATCCACGGTTTCGGCCTTTTTCTTCCCGATACTTTTCTTGTAATAATTAAGGATTAAAATGCCGTCCTCCGGGGTCTCCAACTTTTTGGCCATCCGCTGTAAAGCTGCATCCTGACTACCCAGCCATTCAACAAACTCCGGAGACTTGTTGATTTTTTTACCATCCGAATGAACCTCTGTGATCTGATCCCAAAACTCCATATCAAGGATTTTTTCATGTATGGGACCCACCTGGTCGGCTTTGAGGAATTGACCACTTTTTAAAGATTGTTCAACAATCTTTTTCGCCATTATAGAGCCTACGGCTATAATGGCGGCAAAATCATCCGGATAATCTTTTTTGTATTCTTTAAGATTGATTTTGGTTCCATCAACCTCTATCTCCTGATCCGGTAAATCACCAAGGAGATTACCCACATCCTCCATTGTCAGAGGAGCTGGGGCCGGAGTCGCTGGTACCGCAGGCTTTTCATCCGGTTGTTTTGGTTCTTTTTCTTCCACCGGCTTTACAGGCGCCGGAAAATCCTCTATGACCCCTGGTGGTTTTTTGAGACGATTTTTTAATTCTTCGGGATAGTCATCATCTCCGGCGCCCTCTTCTTTGTCGGGATCCGCAGCGGGTTTTTTATCCGGATCTGGTTCAAGATCATTATCGGCATTATCGAGGGCTTCGTCTCCTACCTCACCCTCAGTGTGATCGTCATCCTCTTCCATGAATGAAGCCAT